TCGATAGCACCCGATACAGACGCATCAAAAGCCATAGCCTTGCGTGTGTAGCCATTGCCCGATACTTCTGTGCCTGTACCGCCTGCGCCTGTGGCTGATGTATAAAGGCCAATATAGACGGTAGATGGGGGTGTGTATGCCGCATTTCGGAATACATGATCTAATACTTCGTTTTCTAAGAAAGTCGTGAATGACATATTAATAAGCACCTATTTTTAATCTAAGGCCAGAGCCACTAGCTGTTGAACGACTGCTTGCGGTGTTTACACGCGCTACAGCAGCAGAATAAAGAGCAGCCCATGTTGAGGCTCTTTCATCTTCTTTAAGATATGGCGCAGAGTGTAGTAATGCGCCATACAGATAAATGTCTGGATGATAAGTTAACAACCAGTTAGTGGTTACTGAATCAGATAGCGTGGGAATCTTGGCGTAATACATTAGTATCGCGCTGTAATCTGTATCAGGTGTTGGGAATACTTCAAACTGTGACGAGTTAAGGCTGTAGTTGGTTGGTGTTCCTGCAGCATCATTTCTAGCTGCCCTGGATGTTTGCATTGCAGCCAAAGACATAAAATCTAAACTGGTAGTGCCTGATGTTGTCAGGTGAAAGCGAATAGTCGATAACCAATCCGTAGGTATAGCCGTAAACTGGCTATCCACAGTTGTTTCTGCTCTTGTCTCCATACGCCAGTGTCTAATCTCATTATTGATTGACGATTCAGCCAGGCTAATAAAATCAGGGATAGTCGCTGTTAAATCATCACGATTTAAGAAATTAGCTATCGATGTTTTTAGTTCTGTATATGTTGTTATGGCCATCAATTTTCTCTATAATTAAAGTGCGATTTAACCTTACTTGCGGCACACAGCTAAAAAGGAACTATATATGCCTGTCAGATATGTCACACACCCAAACGGTGCAATCGAAATAATGGGCGTTTTAACCCCCAGAGAAGAGCTTGAATGGCTCACTAAATACAACAAAGTATCTAGGTTTCCCTCCGCGAATCACCGTTCTGCTTTAAAATCTCTGGACTCATCACCGCCAAAACCGCAACCGGAAGAATAGCCCCACTCTTAAGGGCTTTTACTAATCCAGCACGACCTTGCTCTGAGAAGATTTTCCTAGCTGTTTGGATGTCTTCTCGGACAGGCAGTGCATACTCTTGACTAAACTGAGCGTCACGCTTTAGGTTAGCCGCTGCTTTTGCTCTCAATGAATCTTCTATATTTACTGCAAATGCTTCGTTCTCACTTAGCTTTTCTAAAAACTGTGCGGTGGCTTTACCACTTCCGCTTCCAGCTTGCCAGGCAGATTCATAGTCTTCATAACCAGAATCAATTTTAGATCTCCTTCCAACAGTGCCAAACTCGGATGTCAATTGATCGCCTAAATCGCCTTTTAATTCTTTGCCTAGTGTTGAGCCCGTTCTAGCAGAACCTATTGTTGAATAGGGATCGTTTATAAAATTGATGCCACTGCCCGTGTCTACTGCAAACATGCCATTGTTAGATGCTATTTCACTGGCTCTAGACATTTGTTCTGGTGATGGATTTGAATCCATAGGAATAGATAAACTTGTACGCTCACCCATTTTTGTTTGTGAATCAGGTATTACTTTGTGCCAAGCTCCAGCATTTTGAGTATCGATATAAGCCCTAGAAGACTCGCCTATATCTAGCGCAGTCCTTCCAGAGGCATTAACTACGCCATCAGCAGACTGAACCAATGGCATAGCCACTTCACCAGGGTTAATCTCAAGAACGCCACCAGTTGGGGTGTAAGCACCAACCATTGGGTTAGATGGCTCAGTCAATAAGCCACCTGATGTATAAATTTGGTCCTGACCGCTGCTGTTGGTCCAAGGGGCTGCATTCTGGAATCGCTCTCGCTCTGCATACGGCAAATCAAGAAGCCCTTCTAGCTGCCCTGTGTTGGCTCCTGGAGCCTGCTCACTGGTTGCATTTGCTATATACTTAGGTGAAAAACTACCGTAATGCATTGCCGCATCAGCAGGGTCCAATACACCAGACTTAATTTGTATGCCTGTCCAGGCTGCGGCTTGTGCGTTTTTAGGNCTCCAATCAGTCCGTCCACCCACTTTGTTCTCATTCAAAAAGTCCACTGCAACAGCCATCTCATTGTCCATAAAGGCGTGTTGTTGTGGTGAAAAGCCTGCATCCCAAGGCTTCCCATTAGGGTGAGTGTAGCCAAAGGCGCGACCTTGCCAAATGTCATGTACACCATTAACGGCCCGTTCTGGGTTCCATTCGGTGGTTAAGTTATCTGCAAATGGTTGACGCTTTGGCCCTAAAGGTAGGCTCTGATTATTTAGGCTTTGCTCTATCAGTGGCGATTGGTTGCCAGGGAACCTTCCTGTTTTAACAGGCTCTCCCGTTGCTCTTTGGTTAATGCCTTTAACAGCAAAGCCCAAGTTTGAATCAACACCTGTGCCTTGTGATGAAATAGCAATAGTGTCAGCGACACCGCCTTTCGTTGTTAAATCACCTGATACGTTTTGTATCCATTTGCTGGAGTCATCGTACCAATCCGCACCTTCAACGCCCGTGATAATTGTATCGATGTAATCTTTTCGCATCTTTTTTAAAGCTTTTGGGCTAGTCACCTGGCTAGGTCCACCAACATACTTACCCGTGGTCCCGACTCGCTCTTTACTTCGACCTACGCCCATTTCAGCGCGGTTTGTGGTTCGTTGATCTTGTAATTTTTTTACTGCAGGAATTGCTTTTTCTTTAATGGCTTTTGCTGCGACATCGCCTACTATCGGTATCAGTCCAGCCATTGCCGCTGTGGTATTTAACGCACCCTCGGCATATTGTCCACGACCAAATGAATCAGAGGCCGCATCTAGATCTGCTGCCTCACCATATATGGGTACAAAGTCCATTAATCCAGCAGCAGCCTGAGCCCTGCGTCTTGCCCCTGCAGGGTCTGACCCGTCACCACTAAACAAATCAAGTAGGCCACGCATAACATCGCCACGCATGGTTGGGTTTGACGCAGTAATTGAACCTACATCTGGACCGTCATACATCTCGCTTTCTTGCAAAAGCCCACGCTGATCTATAAATCTCACTTANCCATTCTCTTTTTTACTGCCGCTGATAGATCTTTCTTATGGAACAAATCTTTACTAGACTTAGTGTGCCTAGCTCCTGTCATTGCCATGCCATTAGTCGTGTGAGTCGGCCCTGTATGCTCAGTACCGTTTTTTAGGTAGTGTTTAACACCCTTAGCCATTGCTAATACCCCATTTTTACGGGCTTCTTCTTAGGCTTCTTTGCTGGCTTCTTCTTGGGCTTACTGGTCATCATAGCGTGTCTCCAAAAATTGTTAGCGCATTATAACATACTATGCTAGTCCGCGAACATTCCTTCTTAACGGTCCCTTGTGTTTTTTCCTAGAACGACCCAGATCTCCGGCTGCAAAAGCTTGTGCCATTTGCCTAAGTGCATCTGCGGCTTCACTGTGACCCTCGCTTTTATCGGGTATATGCGACCACCTACCCTCAGTGTTAGACCATTTTCTCCGGTAAGCTTTTAAGTGTTCAAGTCCTGCAGCGCATTTCTCTTCGTCAATCCAAATATAAGCATCAAGCATATCTGCTGTTTGCTGAATACCCCACAATAGCTCTTGAATACGAGGGACTATGCGCCAACTTCCACCAGGCATTAACTGTTTAAGCATGTCTTTAGGGCTTTTGTTTTTAAGCTCACCTTGACGTTTATGGTCCGCATCGTGGGGCAAGAAGTGACTTTCAAACACTAAGTCCAAACTTTGTAACCATTTAACCGCATGACTATATGGTTCATTCCATGCTTCGTAGAAATGTATACAACGGTATTCTAAATTACCAATTTGCTGCACCACCCACACTGCACAGCCATCGCTACTGCCGATGTCCCAAAAAGTCATGCACGGGTGTGAGGCAACAACAGGTATCTTGCAAATACGGCCTTCGTCTTTCGCTTTATTAATTTCACGCAGAAAAAAGCTGCCTTCGGGGTATTCCAGAAAATCACCCTCCCAAACATGACCGTAGGTGTCGGGCCTGCGCTTTAAGTCTTCCTGTCGCTCTTGCTCCAATACTTTTGGGAACCAAGGGTTGTCGCTCCAATTTACTTTAACAATGCGGCTATTGTCTGGAGCCTCTAACCTTAGTCGTTTATGCGTTGCGCTATCCTTTGACTCAGGATTCCATGTTACCCACACCTCTGAGCCTTCCTCACGCACCGTAGGCATTAGTTTACGCCAGGCTTCTTCTGACACCCCTTCAGCCTCATCGATCCAAGCAAGCAGTAATTTGGCCTTAGATTTGATGCTGTCTAGGTTATGTCTTAGCCCTGCGAATACATATTTAATGCGCCCGTCTTTGGACCTGATGTACCGCTCACCAATTTCGTAATAATCATCAAGCCAATCGACTGAGCGTATAGCTGCTTTAACTTCTTCAAGTGAAGACTCTTCTAACGAGTTAAGATGTTCACGACCACATAGGATCTGTCCTGATATGCCTGCGTTGCCATAGCGGTATCCCTCGACTGCGCTCATCAGACTAAAGCTTCTCGTCTTACCACTGCCCCTCCCTCCCCAAGCTGCGCGTAGTCTTGCAGTGCCTTGAAACACCGGAATTAGCTTAGGAGGTAGCTCTATCTGACCAACCGACATCAAACGTCAAACTCTTTAGCAACCAACTCAATCTTAGACTTAGGGGTCATAGAACCATCGCTGGAAGTTTGGTCCACTGAAGACTTTTCACTTAACCCATGCTTGCCCATTAAAAGCTTGACCAGGTTAGCGTTTAAATCACCGCCTAGACCGCCATCCATCGCCACTGTAAACTGAGTGAGCTTAACTTTGCCTAATATATCCCGAAACTGCTCATGCTCTTCTGCCCAGCGGTATAAAGTTGTCTCGCTAATGTCCAGGTGCAAGCACAAATCCTGGTTGCTAGGAATTAGCCGCGTATAACTATTTAGATAGTGATTTGCCTTATCCAATAGTTCTGGCGTGTACTTCGTTGGTCTGCTCATTACGGTTCCATCATTTTAATAAATTTCAACTGAGTCGCTGTATTCTTCCACCCAGGTTACTGCTGCTGCCATCAAATCATCGTCTTGTTCGTTAAGAGCCCGACCATCGTTAACTTCAATCAAGCTTTTAATTAACAACGAGATTAAATGCGCCCCCTCATTAACTTCATCTTGCTCTAAAGTAATCATGCCGTGCCCTCAAGTTTGATCGTTAATTCTTTAGTCAATAATTTGTATTTAGCTTTGATCGCCAGGATCTCTTCATGTCTGTATCTTTTGGGCTCTTGCGGACCTTCCAGTGCTTCAACGTGTTCTATGCCTATTTTTTTAATCAGATTAATACGGTAGTCGATAGCATTACCTGAGAGGTGATTGTTGCAAGGCGCACACTGAGCATGGACGTTGTTTTCGTCATATCGTAGTTCTGCCGCTGCACCCACTGACCTGTAGTGACCAGCATGAATTTGTCCGGTGTGATGTCGTTGACAACTGATGCAAGGTTTACCCTTGTCTCTTAACCTGATGTATTTGTTAAATTCGGGCTGCGCTTCCTTATGTAGATCGCCTAAGCTCTTTAGAGCCTGTTTACGCGCTTTTATGTTTTTCTTTATAGTCTTGGCACTATTAGCCTTTGCCATCTTCACAGCGCAATCTACGGAGCATACAGAGGCCGTTGATAAGAAGGGCTTGAATGTAACCTTGCAGGATTTACACTTTTTTTGACGCGCAGGCTTAAGACTCATGCAGCCTCTTTGTACTTTGTGTAATTTTGTAATGAGGGCTCGGACCATGCCACGTTTCGCTCACTACCGAAGGCATAGATAAGTTCGATTAGTTGAGAAAATTCTTCTTTGTTTAAAAGACTACTTCTGCGAGAGAGACCAACGAACCCACCATCCAAGCCTGGAATAGCGCGCTGCTTACTGAGGCTTGCCATGAACATGGTTTTCCAATCTTCGGTGTCGAGATTTTCGTCATACCAATTCACCTGTTTTTGAACGTCAGCCAGCATAGGCCACATCTTTTTATTCTGACTCTGGCTTCTGGCTTTGCGTCTAAGAACAACTTCCACTGGGCCAATAAATAAACCCTTGTTGATCATTTGAACGATCTGAGAAATCATTCCAGACACGTTTTTATTGTCTACGCTATAAACAACTTCGCTCATGCAGCTGCCCAAACCATTGATTTCCTACCCGTCACTTTGCAGGGGCGTGTGTAGGGATTGTTTACAAAACCTTTAAATCTCAACTCTGGCAATCTTTTCCAAGGGGCTGGTATACCATTGCTTAACAATTCAATCTCACGCGCAGTCGAATCTGGATTCTCTTTCACGATTTTTAACAACGCAAACTGATGAGTTAAACTCATGTCTTTAATTGTTGCGTAAGCGGCACTGCTGTTTTCATGGATCATGCGGCATTCCTCTCTTTGTTATATTTTTTTCTTGCGGTAGGATTTAACTGACTTTTCACAATGTGAGTAAGTCCACCAGACTCACCCCACGAAGCTTTGGTTACCGGACCCTGGTAATCAGGCAATAACTCTTTGTAATCACTTTTTAATTTTGGCTCGGCTAAATAGTTTTTCATCCCGACTCCTAAGTGCAAATATATGTTTGTGCAACGTGGTTAGATATTAAACAGACTCTTCTTCCTGCCATTTTGACTTTGCCTCGAAATTTCATACCGCCTATGATTCCCTCAGCATTGGTTGAGTAGATGCCAGTGATCTTGGCTACCTCTCGCGCTGTTCTTGCTTTGCCATCTGCCATTGCCTTTAAGAAGGCTGTTGGTGCGCCTATAGATCTGGCAGGCTTTTTAGAAGGCAATGCTTTTTTATCTGCATTTGGGTTAAAAGCCTTATCAACACCTGTTTGGTCAGCTGATAAAAGCCACTGACCATCACTAGCCAGGTAAAAGTATTTGCCGTGCAACCCTTTTTTGTAGGTCAATACTCCAATTGATAATGTACTCATCCAAACATTCCTCTTAATGCTGCAGCTTGTTGATTGCCGTATTCGCGCTCTTCTGCTGACAGTTCCTTGGTAATCATCAACGGGGTTGTGTCTGACTGCCTAGCTTGCTGCGCTGTGATCGCGTCATAAGCTAGACCTTTGATATGCCCTTTAAACTCTGCGTAGCTGGGTGGATAAACCTTTTCCTTTCGCTGCACAGAAGCCTCAATGTGCTGCTCTAGATTGGCAAATGCCTTGCCGAAATCATCCATTGTTAAGTCAGATAGTTTGCGGCTCCAAGTTTCAAACTTTCCGTTAGTCAAACTAGGCAAGCCGTTCACACTGACCCACAAATTCGGAAACAACTCTTCCATCCTGACCCATAGCTCAGCCATGATCCTAGTGTGCTTGGTTGAGTGATTGGTTGAGTGATTGGACGAGTTCATTTGCGGCTGTTCGCATTCGGTCTGAACTTGTAATGCGACCTGGTTGCTGTTGGTTAGTCCCATTGGAATATCCTCCGTTGGTTTTATTTTTCTGATTACGATTAATCCAAGATCTTGTGGCTGCTTTCCAATTCTTCATTGCGTTCTTGCCAACCTTCCAGCCATTTGACTCGTAGTGATCAAATATTTCATTGGCATAAACAGCAGGGTTGACCAATAAAGGTTTTTCTTCACCATGTTTAAATATAAATTGAGTAAGCTCATCAACCGATGGTTTGATAAACGCCTTGGAAGAAGTCTTTATTGGTTTGTTATATTGGTTTGTTAATTGGTTTGTTACTTGTACATGGTCTCTCAGTCCAAGATCGTAGTTGGTGTCTGAGTCCAAATTGGAGTTGGTGTCTGGGACCAAGT